GAATTTTTTTTCCAAAGATGAGGTATTAAATTAATTTTACCTAATACAAAACCTTCATATTTTGCTTTATTTTCTTTATGTTTGGTTCTAAAAATATTTTTACGACTAACATTTTTAGGAAAAGTAGTTTTTCTTAATAATTTTAAAACTAATTGTTTTTGACATTTTAAATCATTATTTTCACATGGTTTAATAGATTTTGATTTAGATTTTAATTTAATTTTTTTTTTAGTTTTATTTTTCATATATTATATATTATATTTTATTTAAAATAGTATTATGAATAAATGTGAAATAATTATCTATATCAATATGATAATTAATAGTTTTATGATTAATTTCTTGTAAATATTTCCAACCGAATGGGATTATTAAAATATCATATGGTTTTATTAATATTTTTTCACAATATTTTAAAGAATCTTCATTATTTAAATGTTTATATTTAGGATGTAATAAATAAATATAAAATTCATCTCCTTCTAAACAACTTATAATATGATAATTATTTTTACATTCTTTTAATGATATAATTTGTTTTTTATCATAATATGATAAAGAATATTGTAAATTACATAATATATGACTATTTAATAATTTTAGATCAAAATTAATTTTATTAATTAAATTTAATTTATTAAAATTAGTTTCATTTTTATAACAATTATCTATATTTTCAAATGTTTCTTCAGTTATATTTTTATTAGGTAAACTTATAAGAACCGGATTTGTTTTATATAAATATAATTTTAATTCATTTATATCTTTTGCTAATTTTATAGATGAATTTGTATCTGTTAAATATAAATTAAATATAAAATATATATTTAATATTATAAATAATGTTATTATAAGTTGGAATAACATATATAAAGACAAAATAATATTAATAATAAAAATGACCGAAAATAACGAAGTTGGTAAAGTAAAATTCTTTAATCATAAAAAAGGTTTTGGTTTTATTGAAATTATTAATCCAGAATCAAAATATATTGGTACAGAACAATTTGTTCATTTTACAGAAATTAAATGTATTTCTGAATTTAAAAAATTAATTCCAGGTGAAATTGTATCTCTTAATGTAATTAATAAACCTGATGATGATAATAAAACAATCTGTTCAAATGTAGAAGGACTATATGGTTCTAAACTATTTATTGATAGCGATGAATATATTTACAGAGTAAGATCTAAAATGAATCGTTCAAATAATGATGATAATGAAGATTAAATCATTTTTTAATAATATTTATATCATCATCTACACAAGTTAGTAAGTATATATAAGGTAATAACTTAGATTTATTTTTATTACTAGTTGTTATACCTTTAGTTTTTAGGTAATCTTTAATATCTTTTATATTCATTTGTTCGAATTTTTGAACAATATTTAAAATATCCTTTTCTTTTTTATCTTTACTATTATTTAATTTAATAGATATAGTTTTATTTTTAGTTGATTTTCTAGATTTTTTTTTAGATAATTTTTTAGATAATTTTTTAATATTTAATTTATTACTATTAGAATCATCAGATTTAACAGGTTCAGATTTAACAGGTTCAGATTTAACAGGTTCAGATTTAGTAATACTTAAATTGGTAGGTATAAATAGATTATTTTTATTAGATTTTTTTTTATTATTATTAGATGATAATTTAATTTTTTTTAAACTATTATTTAATTTTAATTCTTTTGATTTATCAACAGATTTATTAGAAGATTTATCAACTGATTTATTAGATGATTTATCAACAGATTTTAATTTATTTTTTAATTCTTTAGATAAACTGTTAGATCTTTTAGGTGATTTTATAATTTTTCTATTAATAGTTATTTTATTAGATATATTATCCATATATATACAATATATTATATATTATTTTCTTGATGTAATTTAATTTCAACATAAATTCTATTTTTACATAATTCATCATCTTCAAATATTTCATAACAAATATTATTAATTGTTAAATCACCTGGATAATCATCTTTTAATAATTCTTTTAAAGAAGATTTAAGAAATTCTTTTAAATGTGGTTTTTTATTATTATATAAATTATTTATAACTTCTTTTAATTCATCACCTTTAATAAATAATAAATTATTTTCTATTAAATAATTATTATAATTTTCTTTTACATAAAATATAATTAAATCTTTCATAGTTCTTTCTAATTGAGACATATTTGTTTAAATTATATTATATTTATATTATTTAAACATAATCTTATATATTTTTTTATGATATCTTTCTATTTGAGTAAATGTTTTATATTAGGATTATTAATAAAATATAATATTTATAATGATAAATTAGTTAAAATATTATTAAAAAATATATATAAATGTGGTGTAATACCTATAAAAATGGTTCAATGGGGATTACCTTTAATGAAATTATTAAAAATAGATAAAAATGTTATAAATATTTTAGAAAATACATATGAAAAATGTCCTATACATAATTTAGAATATACTAAAGAAATATTTAATAAAGATTTTTATAATAAAATATCAGATGAATATGAAATATTAGATGTCATTGGTTCAGGAAGTATAGCTCAGGTATATAAAATAAAAGATATAAAATCAGATAAATTATATGCTATGAAAGTAAAACATCCTAATATTAATAAAAATTTTAATTATATTAAATTATTATTAATAATTATTTTTAAATTTATATCATTTAATAAATTAATACCTATTAGTTTAAATGATTTTTTAAATAATTTTGAAAAACAAATAAATTTATTAAATGAAGGAAATAATTTAATTAAATTTTATGAATTACATAATAATAATAATTTATATATAATTCCTAAATTACATAAATTATCAGAAAATATTATTATTATGGATTATTTAGAAGGTAAATCAATAGAAGAATTTAAAAATAATAATTATAAATATTCTAAATTTAATTTATTAATATATATTTTTATGCAAAATAATATCTATATCAATAAATTTAATCATGGTGACCTACATAATTATAATTGGAAAATTAATAATGAAAATAAAATAGTAATATATGATTATGGATTATGTTGGGAATTATATAATATATCTTTATTAAATGATTTAAATAATTTTATAGAAGGATTATATGGTTATAAATATGATATAATATATAAAAGTTTTTATAATATAATAAAATATGATAGTAATATTGATGATAATATAATATATGATTATTTTGAAGAAAATAAAAAAAATATTATTAAAATTATGGATTTCTTTCATCATATATTAATATTTAGTATTAAACATGGTATAATATTAGATATTACATTATTATATATAATAATATCATGGCAGAATCAAGTATTAATATTTATGAATAATTATAGTGATTCAGAAAGATATGAACATAATAGTTTATATATGGAAGAATATAATATATGTGATTATTATAAAATATATCCAGAATATCAAATATTTTTAAAAAAACAAATAAATAAATATAATAAAACAAATAATTATGATTTTAATAAATTAAATAAGTTTATACAATAAAAATATTATTATTTAATATTATATTATGTTTATATTTAATTTTAGTAAATTATTATTATTTTCATTTTATAATAAAAAAAAATATGATTATACACAAAAATATAATATAAAAAATATTAAATTAATAAAAAAATATATAAATAATTGTGGTTGTATATGTACTAAATGTGTTCAATGGTTAATACCTATTTTAGAAAAAGAAAATATAAATAATGATATATTAGATATTTTAGATGATGTTTATGAAAATAATGAAATTCATGATATTAAATATACAGAATATTTATACAAAAAACATTTTAAAATAGATTTAAATAAAGAATTTGAAATTATAAATATAATTGGATCTGGGAGTATAGGTCAAATATATAAAATAAAGGATATTGATTCAGATAAATTTTATGTTATGAAAGTAAAACATCCAAATATAGATAAACAAATGAAATTATTTAGAAATATATTTTCATTTATTTATAAAATTAAAATATTTAATAAATTTTTTTATAAATATTTTCCATTTAATTTAGTAGGATTTTTAGATGATTTTTATAAACAATCAGATTTTGTAAATGAATGTAATAATATATTATCATTTTATAATATATATGAAAATAATGATTATATAATCATTCCTAAATTAATAAAAGTATCAAATGATGTAATAATTATGGAATATATCGAAGGTGATTGTTTAGATGAAATAGATATAAGTGAATATAAAAAATCAAAAATAATATATTTATTATATTTATTTGTTAGAAATAATTTATTAATATTAAATAATAATCATGGTGATTTACATAAATTTAATTGGAAAGTATCAAAAGAAATAAAAAATAATTTAAATAAAATAATTATATATGATTTTGGATATTGTTTTAAATTAAATGATGAAGAATATTTAAATATAAATAAATTATGTGATTTAATTGTTAGTTTTGATAATAATGAAAAAGATACTAAAAAATATCATCAATTTTTAAATTTTTTATTTAATAAAGATTTAGAATTAAATATTAAATTTAATAATCAAATAACAGAACCAGAAATATTATTAAAACAAATATTAACAATATCTAAAGAAAAAAATGTAATAATTCATAAATATAAAATATTAAATTCATTATTATTAATGTCATTAGTAGATAATTATTTTCAAAAATATAATATAAATAATAATACTAATATTTTAAAAGTAAAAAGAAATATATTAGATGCTTATAATTTTTGTAATACATATAAAATATATCCAGAATTAGCAAATCATTTATTAAAAGAATATCATTTAAATTATAAACAAAAACAAGTATTTGAATCTATTTCTTTTAATAATAAAATTAAATCTTTAATCTGATTTTTTATTAATTTCTTTATCTTTAAATGTTATATAATCGTATGTAATAGATACTATTACCGTTCCAAAAAATATAATAGGTGTATAAAATAATACTCTACATATATTATATATAATATTATCATAATTATTTAATTCTTCATCATTCATTTTTATTTCTTCACCCATTTTTATAATTTATTAAATATTCTTTAAATATATAAAGATATAATAATATAATATAAAATATAAATTTGATTTTTATAAATAGATATTTATTTATAAAAAATATATAATGGATTTAAACATTGATGAGATTATTAAATGCTATTTCAATCAAAATAATATTTTAGTAAATCATCAATTGAAATCATATAATGAATTTATTGAGAAAATCTTACCAAATATAATATCTAATTATTTCCCAATCCAAATGAATTTTGAATCTGATAAAGTAAAAAAGATTATTATTAATATATGTAATGTAAATATTGGTAAACCATTCACTACAGAAAATGATGGTTATTCTAATTTAATGAAACCAAATGAAGCACGTTTAAGAAATTATAGTTATTTAGCAAGTATAATTGTTGATTTTGAATCAACAATTTATATTAATGAAAATGATATTGAAATAGAATTAGAAAAGAAAATTATTAAAAATATTTTAATTGGTAGTATACCTATATTATTAAGATCTAAATATTGTACTCTTAATGATACATTATATAATGATGAATGTGAATATGATTATGGAGGTTATTCAATTATTAATGGTAATGAGAAAGTAATTATTTCACAAGAGAGAAAAGTATATAATATACCACAAGTATTTCAAAATAAGAAAATATCTTCTAAATATACATATGTATGTGAAATTACTTCTGTAAAAGAAGACGATTATTATATGCCTAGAATGTCAAGTATTAAAATTACTAAAAAAGAAAATATATATGAGAATTATTTAAGAGTTTCATTACCACATTTAAAACAAGAAATCCCATTATTTATATTATTCAAAGCATTAGGTTGTTTAAATGATAAAGAAATAATATATTATATCATTGATAATGATGGTTCTAAATTAGATAAACAATTTATAAAAATATTATATTTATCTATTC